TCTTTCTGGTTTCATCAAATGCGTGACAGTCTGTCCAATTTTCTAAATTGTATATTGTATCTTCTTTATACAAATTTAAATAGTGACCAAAAAACTTTTTACTAATTAATTTATTATTGTGAAATCCTATAAAACCTGTTTCTGTATATTGATTTGGTCTATCATAAAAACCAACAAATATATCTTTCGGTAAAATAGTATCATACACCTCTAATGGTATNTGTTTATTAAATACCATATCTGCATCTACAAANAACATTCTATCTGCATATTCTCTAGCTGCATTTTGAGCAAACACCTTATAAGAAAATCTTACTGCATCTTTAAAGAAACTATCTGTAGATTTATGTTTGTTTCTTTCAATAAACTCTTTTAAATCTGGTTCGTGTTGAAACAAATCTAAGTAAGTTACATTCTTAACAGCAGGATATAATGTAACATTATCCTCTACAAAAACATACAAGTGTAGTTTTTGATTGGTGTCTGCATATGTTTTGATTAATTGATGTGCGTATTCATCATATAATCTTTTATTGTATGTTGTAAATAAAATACTAGACATATCTCTCTAAATCACCACCTATCATATCTCTAATTAAATCACCTAAGTCGTGTTTAGGAGTCCAGCCTAACTTTTCTTTTGCTTTTGTACAATCACCTATTAATAAATCAACTTCAGCTGGTCTAAAAAACTTAGGATTTGTTTTTACTATAATTTGATTATTTCTTGCATCAAAGAATTCATGTCCTTCTTCTTTATAAGGTATGTCCATATAATCTAAACACTTTCTAATAAACTCTCTTACAGTATGTGTTTGGCCTGTTGATATGACATAATCATCTGGCTTATCTTGTTGCAACATTAACCACATTGCTTCAACATAATCTTGTGCGTGTCCCCAATCTCTTTTTGCATCTAAATTACCAAGTTCAATTGGTTTACCTGTCTTACTATATTCTACAATACCTTTTGTAATTTTTCTAGTTACAAATTCTTCACCTCTAAATCTACTTTCGTGGTTAAATAAAATACCACTACAAGCAAATAGTTTAAAACTTTCTCTATAGTTTACTGTTAAATGATGTGAATATGTTTTTGCAACACCATAAGGACTTCTAGGATAAAATGGTGTCTTTTCTGTTTGTGGTGTTTCTTGTACTTTACCAAACATTTCACTTGTTGATGCTTGATAAAATTTAATATGTGGAAATCTATGTCTTATTGCTTCTAGTATATTTAAAACACCTAATGAATTGACAAGTGTAGTAACTTGTGGTTGTTCAAATGATAATGCAACAAATGATTGAGCAGCCAAATTGTAAAATTCATCTACTTCAATCTTTTCTAATACTCTTTCAATATTATATGGTTCCATTAAATCAACATCAACAAACTCAATTTGATTTGTGATACCTAGTTCATCTAATCGCCAATAACTTTTACCTGTGTTTCTTCTTTGAGCACCATATACTTTGTACCCTTTATCTAATAATAGTTTCGCTAGATAAGCACCGTCTTGGCCTGTGATACCTGTTATAATCGCCTTTTTCATTATACCCTCTCAAATATTAATCCATTATCTTTCCAAAATTCTCTTTTCATTGTAGAAAGTTCTATTGATTTTTCTGTTAAATCTTCTCTATATTTAAAACCATAATCAGTAAATAATGTCAACCAATAATCAATAGGTTCACAATTAACATGATGATGACCAGGTTTACCTGGTTCTGAATATGTAACAAAAATATATTTACCTTTTTGCATCAAATTCATCCAGTTATCTTCATATGTTTTTTCAACATGCTCTATAAACTCACAACACCATATCATATCAAAGTTCATATTAATGTGTTCTAGTTTACCTTTTGTAAAATCGTGTATCTCAAACAATTCAGGTTTTTCTCTTTTAGTTACAAAGTCACCATCAACACCTCTTGCATCTAAACCTAATCTAATTGCTTCATATACCATACCACCTGGACCACAACCAATATCTAACATTGATTTACAACCTAATTCATCTCTTGCAAATTCTATTAAACCTGTATCAATATGTGTAACATTACCGTGACCACCTAAATGATTTGGTAATCCTTTTATACTACCCATTTAACAACTCCATAATTCTTGGCATAATAAAATCTTTACTATTAAACTCACTCATTAAAAATTCTGTTGACGCCATTTGTTCATACCATTTTAAAACTTCTTCACTACTTGCATAATGTAAATTTTCTATCTTTGTATAATCTGTATTACCTAATCCTACACCAAAACTATGTTGAGTTGTAATTGTAGGTATACCTAATTCTGTTAGTTCAAATATACTTGTACTACTATCTAGTATAGCACAATAAACATCTTTTGCAATGTCAACAATTTTATTATCTCCTACCATTACTTCAACATCTAAATCATCATAAGTTAGTTTACTATGAGGGTGTGCCTTAACAACAATTTTTCTAGTTGTAACTTGTTTTATCCAATGTACCGTCTGTGCAACAAATTCAGCAACAGGTACAGAGCTAGTAGGGTCATCTTCTAAACCAGGTAAAATTAAAATATAACCATTTTTGTTATTTTTCCATTGATGATTAAACACATTATTAAATGTAAAGTTGTTTTCTTCTTCTATTAATTTTAGATTTTTCTCTAATCTACCTTTAATTGGTTTGCACCATTTAGTATGACTAAAGACCCAATGATTTAATCCCATTCTATAAAATCTAGGAGCAATTTCTTTGTAAAACTTATTGACATAATTACACTTCATTCTGCTAAGTGTAGCGCTCTCTAAATGTATAATATTTTTGTTGAAGTGTTTGGCAAACATATTAATCATTTCATTTCTATGGTTCATTACGGCCATTTTATGATTGTTTGCATTTGGCAACCATTGTCTTTTAGGGTGGTTACTACCAAATGTACCATTATTTAAAAAGAAGTCACAAGTTTTCATATGCCAAAAATGTTCATAGTTAAAACTATCAAAATTTGACAAATCAATAATTTCGTGGTTTTCTTTTAATGCGTGTGCAATTGATGTAACTGCTTTTGACTTATCAAACTTTACTATTTTCATAACCAACCTTTGCTATATAATAACTATCAACAATATCTGATACAGGATTACCAACTTTATCAGTATCAAATATCTTTTTTAAATCAATATTTGTTTCTTTTATAAAAGCTTCGTACATCATATCTTTATCTGCATTACCTTTTCCGGTTGCACCTTTTTTAACAACACTAGGAACAACTGTATTCCAGGATAGTGCTTCTTGTTCAAGTCTGTATTTAAGTATGCCACAATTTTCGGCAATTTGAAAAACGCCTTGGCCTTTAGAACCAAATGAATAACCCTCAATATATATTTCATAATCACCTTCGTGTAAATCATATAATACATAAAACACCCAATCTGATATTAGACCAAACCTATGCATAGGGTTATCAAACTCATCATGCAATTGGCCTTCAATATTTTCAGCCATCTTACCATCATATTTTTTCTTGCTGGTAAGATAGTAGAAATTTAGTTTATCATCTTTTGCCACACATATGGCAGGACTTGTTAAACTATAATCAATTCCAACTATCGTCTTCGGTGTTGTTTTCCCAAATGTCTTGTTCATCTTCTTCCTGTTCAACTTCATAACCACAGAAAGGACAAGTAAGAGGTTCTAAGTCTTGCTCTTCAATGTCCCATTGTACGGTATATTTAGTTTCACAGGAAGAACAGTGTTTTTTTCTAGTTTCTTTAGGCATTATAGTTTAAACTTTTTAAATTGGTCCTTCTTAACATCTTGTTTAATACCGCCAATAACATAACTTTCAATTTCTGTTTCTTGTGGTGCGTTTTGTAAACTTCTACTGTTTAACCAATGGTCTACCCACGGTAGAGGATTTGTTTTTTGGTCGTAAACCGGTGTTAGGCCGATTGCTTTCATTCTTCGATTGGCCATATATTCTACAAATTGGTGTAACAGTTTTTCTGATAATCCAATCATACTTCCTTGCGAAAATAGATATGTCGCCCAACGCTTCTCCTCCTGTACAGCTTCATCATACATTTTATATACTTCTTTTTCACAGTCTTTCATAATAGGCATCATATCTTTATCATCACCGTTTCTCCAGTTATTAATAACTGTTTGTGACATTGCAAGGTGTTGACTTTCATCTCTTGCAATAAAAGAAATAATCTTTGCACTACCTTCAAGTAGTTTTAATTCACCAAAAGCAAATGAACAAGCAAATGATACATAGAATCTTAAGCCTTCTAAGATATTAACTGTAACCATTGCAAGGTACATTTTCTTTTTAAGTTCTTGTAAATCAACCTTGTCTGGTGTTAGATGCCATTTATAACCTAATTGAATTAACTCATCATAAGTTTGAGTTACAGACTTACTTCTTTTCTCAATCTTTTCATCTTCAATAATAGTATCAAAAATTTCATTTGGATTAGAGTATAGATTTTTAATAATGTATGTATAACTTCTACTATGGATGGTTTCAATAAAGTCCCAAGTTACAATACAACCTTCTAGTTCTGGTATAGATACAAATGGTAAAAAGGCCAAACACGGTCCTCTACCTTGTACACTATCTAACATAGTTTGATATTTTAGATTACTTGTAAAAATAAACTTTTGTTCATCTCTTAGTTCTGCATAATCATTTCTATCTTTTTGAAGTGACACCTCTTCAGGTCTCCAGAAATAACCTAATTGTTGTTGGTTCAACTTGTCAAAAATAGGATACTTCATATCACTATATTGTTGTACCTGTAAGTCTTCACCAAAAAACATTGGTTGTTTGGTAAAGTCTAACCCTTTTGCTTTATTAAATACACTTGCCATTACTCTTTTCTCTCCTCTATATCATAAAAAAATTTGTCGTCATCACCTGCTGTCCACTTTTGTTCGCCTTCTACACTATACTCTACCGTGGACACTTTGAAATCTGGAAACTTCAAATCACTAGGAGTATAAGACTTATCATAAAAGATAACTCTATTGTTAGGTTGAGCCGCAAAATGGCCATTCTCTAACTTTAATATATTAAATGACTTATGTTGACTAGGCGTTTCACTATAAGACACATTTCTTTCTAAGTTGGTTGAATTTGCATTATCTATTGTAAACATATACCAACCTTTGTACCATTTCTTTGATGGCGACAAATACTTAACTTGATTACCTATCATCATCACTTTTTCACAAATTGTAATATCATAACTAAAACAATCCCATAATTGTAATTCACTTAATGGTACACTTTCTTCAATTTCTTTTTTCCACACAAATGCACTAATTGGTAATTTATCATATAAAGCACCATACTCAGGTAAGTATGTTTCAAAATATAATGCTCTACCTTGTATAGACTTTGCTGTTACCCAAACTCCCTCAACAAACTCACCGTGGCCTTTTTGGTGGTCATAGAGATATTCCTTTTTGACAAACACATCTATATGAGGTGTATTTACACATAAAAATGCCATAACACTCCTTTAAATTGTGCATGATTCACAAGCTTCTTCATCTTGCAATTCAGCGGTTGGTATTGTTACTTCTTCTACATTATCTTTCCAACCAACTGGATGAGATGGTTCGTCAATATCTCTTTTTGCATCATAAGTATTTTGATAGTATGAAGTCTTCCAACCTAGTTTGTAAGTAGTCAATAAATCATTGGCCATTACCGAAACAGGTACTTGGTTGTCTTCATAATTTTCAGGATTGTATGACCAGTTTCCACTAATCGCCTGGTCAAAATACTTTTGCATTACTGCTACGATATTTATATATCCTTCATTGTCTTTCATATCCCATAATAAAGTATAAAAATTCTTCAATCTTTGATAATCAGGTACAACTTGTTTTAATGTACCTTTCTTAGACTTTTTAATACTTAAATAGTCCCTAGGTGGTTCAATGCCGTTTGTTGCATTTGAAACCACACTAGAGGATTCAGATGGCATTTGGGCTGAGAGAGTGCTATGTCGTAGCCCATATTCTTTAATGTCTTTACGCAATTCTTCCCATTTCATAGATAGTTTTCGGTTAGTTAACTCGTCTACCTCTTTTTTATAGGTGTCAATTGGTAAGATACCATCGGAATATTTTGTTCTATCAAAGTATTCACATTTGCCTTTTTCTTTTGCAACATCATTACTTGCCTTTAATAGATAATATTGGAATGCTTCTGTTAATTCATCAACTTCTTTCCAAGCTTGTTTATCTGAATATTTTAATTTTGCTTTTGCCAGATAGTGTGCAAGACCAATATAACCAATACCAAGACTTCTTCTTGCTTTAGTAGATACTTCAGCAGCCTTAACTGGATATTTTTGATGGTCAATAATCTCATCTAAACTTCTTACTGCTAAATCACAAAGACCTTCTAAATCTTCAAGGTATTGTAATTTACCAACATTGATTGCCGATAAGATACATAATGCAATTTCTCCTTCTCCGTCAATGTGTTGAATAGGGTCTGTTGGTAGTGTAATTTCCTGACATAAGTTTGACATATAAACTCTATCTTTAAAACTAGAATGAGTATTACAGTGGTCAATATTCATTATATAAATTCTACCGGTTTCAGCCCTTTCTTTGAGCATATTGAACAACAAGTCTTGCGCTGACACTTTCTTTTTCCAGACACTTGTTTTTCTTTCAGTTGTTTGATAAATTTCATCAAATTCAGGCGAGCCCCAAGCCTCGTAGAGTTCAGGTACTTCGTGCGGAGAAAATAATGTAATGTCTTCATCATTAATAAACCTTTCATAAAACAGTTTTGATAACTGTATTGAATAATCTAATTTCCGTACTCGGTTGTCTTCCGTTCCTTTGTTGTTTTTGAGGACCAAAATGTCTTCAATTTCTTTATGCCAAATTGGGAAATGAACCGTAGCGGAGCCTCCACGAACACCATTTTGAGTACAGCACTTAACTGTTGCCTCAAACTTTTTGAGAAACGGTATAACTCCTGTGTGTTGTACCTCGCCGCCTCTAATTCGGGAATTGATGCCCCTAATCCGACCTGCGTTAATACCAATTCCAGCCCTTTGTGCAACATAATTGCCAATAGCCATATCACTACTGAAAATAGATGGAAGAGTATCATCAACATCAACAAGCACACAACTAGCATACTGGCGAATAGGTGTTCTAACACCAGCCATAACCGGGGTAGGAATATTGATTTTAAATTTTGAAATTGCGTCATAATATTTTTTAACATAGCTCATCCTTTTGCTTTTTGGATAATTAGCAAAGATAGTTGCACTAATTAGCATATACATAAACTGAGGTGTTTCAAAAACCTGGCCGTTACTTCTATCTTGTACTAAGTATTTGTCAATAACTTGTCTAAGACCAGCATAGGTAAAATCGTAATCTCTTTCGTGTGTAATCCAATTTTCCATTCTATCAAAATCTTTCTCATCATACCAAGTTAAGATTTCGGGGTCATAGACGCCTTTTTCCACACCTTTCTTCACATGTTTAAAAATGTGTGGGTGGTCCCATAATCTACCAAAAACTTGTTTTCTCAAACTAAACAATAAAAGTCTAGCAGCAACATATTGGTAATTTGGGTGTTCTAATGAAATTAAGTCTGAAGCAGACTTGATTAGAATTTGTTGAATTTCGTCTGTGGACATTCCATCATAAAATTGTAGGCCACTTGTCATTTCTACTTGTGATGATGATACTCCTGAAATATCTTCACAAGCATATTCTACCATTTCGTGTATCTTTTCAATGTTAAGAGGTTCTTTACCTCTACCGTTTCTTTTAACTACATTTAATATTTCTTTATTCATTCATTTCCTCCTAACATTTCTTATAATAACTTAATTTAGTTAAAGCTTCCAACTTAGAGTAAGTGTTGGTACTTATAATAGTTTGCACTTCGGCCTTACTCATACCTGATATAATCATATCATTTACATCTTTCAGTTGAATATCATCTGGCCATATTACAATGTTATAATCTTTTTCAATCACATCATACATTCTTTTAATAATCTCTTTATTTCTAGGTTCATTATCAAATATATATGTGACCTGCTCTGGTGGAATTCTTAAAGTTAAATCTGCACCAGCAGCTGCCAAACAATTTTTGATAAACAAACTATCTATAGGTCCTTCTACAATATAAACTGGTTCTTGTAGATTTACCCTATCTAGTCCGTAAACCTTTTGTTTATTTTCGTCTAACTTAACAGTTAGATATTTTGGTTGTTCTTTGCCGAAAGCTCGGCCTTGGAAAGCAAACACTTTTCCGTCTGCGTCATAGAAAGGTATGATTAATCTTGGATGTTCACCTTTCGTATGACCAAAAGTATTTGGTTTTGCTTTGTTAACAAATGCCATAAACTTGTCGCTTAAATACAACTTTGAAAAATACTGTTCAGGTATTTTTCTGTTTATGACATATTGTCTAACAGGATGGTCTTCGCTCAAGTCACTGACTTTTGTAAGACTATCCATTATGTTTGATTCTTTAAATACTGGTTTAAAGTCATCAAACTTCGGCTGGGGCGTGGAGGGTGCCGACCCTTTATATCTTTCTAATAGATACTGTTCATATTTTTTAGCATCTATAAATTTCAAAAAATTTGTAAGACTTTGACCTTCGCCACAATTGTGACATTTGAAAAACATATCATTTTTCACACGGTAAAAGTAGGCTCTCGCCTTTGTTTTACTTTTCTTTGAATCACCACAATGAGGACATCTAAAGTTGTAAAGGTAATCACCTTTCTTTTTGAATTGTCCTAATCTGGTAGAAATCTCATTAATGTATTTAATATCAATATAACTAGACATAGCAATTATTCATAATATATCATTTCGCCTCAAATGTCAAGCCTAAAATCTTTCCGTGTGAAAAATAGCACCGAGGTTTCCAGCGCTGTTTTTTTGGCCTTTTGCGTCCAGTTGGACTAGCTCATCATTTCTACAATAAATTTAAAGTTGGTAGATAGTATCCAGCCTGCGACAATAGCGCCACCTAACAACAACCATTTATATTGCTCTAGTATACCAACTCTCCCGCCAATGTCAAGCTTGAGTTGCTTAATCTCTAATAATAATCTTTTTTCTACCTGTTGAATCTCTCTGGTTAAATCTCTATGTACCTGGTCTATCTCTCCAGCTCTTTCTTTGAGTTTATCAAAGATAATTTCATCTATTTGTTCTTGTCTGGAAATCTTTTCTTCGTGTACGGCCAACATTTGTTTAATAGATGTGGATACATCTGTTAATTTTTCTATAGCAGTGTCTAATCTGAAGTTTAGATTATTAACATTCTCTATATCTTTTTTAAGACCTGCAATTTGTACTTTGAGGTCAGTGGTTATGCCATTTATTTCTGCCATGATACTCTCTATAATTTGCAATCTCACAAGGAGACGAATAAAACGGTCTCAGGATTTTACTTGATTATACACACAAGGTATACTTTGCTATATTGACCGTATAATAGTATTTAGTTAATTTATGCCGTCAACTTTAACTCTCCAGTTCTTAATTTCCTTTCTTGTTCTATTCTATATAATTTAGCTATGCACCGTCTTCGTCTTCTATCTTTCTGCTTACGGACTCTAGCCCACATTAAACAATAAGTTTCAAATTTGTTTTTTTTCTCTCTACGCCAAGACTTAATAATAATTTTTCTAATTTTTCTTAGTTCTAGTTGAGTTAACAATTTTATCTCCTATGTTAAATTAAATTACAAATTAATGTTTAGCCTCCTTTTCTGTAAAAATAGGTCTCCATTCCCATTTAGGAACAGACGACCAAAATTCTTTTGGTGATGTGAATGTTTGATGCCATTCATTATTGATTGCCCTCGCTTGAAAATATATGTGGGTTGTATAAATTATTCCTAAAGTTATAATCAACCCACATATAAACATATATATCTTTTCTGATTTGTTATAAAGTTCATACATCTAATTAGCCTTTCTAATTTGCTAATGGATTGTCTAAAGCTTGTTGTACTCTTTTATTCAGTCTATCTTCTAACTGTTTCAAATCTGCATTATTACTCATTCTTAATTGTTCTCTTTTTGTTTCAAATCTTAATTCTGCATCATCAATCATTTGTCTGACTTTATCTTCCGTTTCTCTTACCAAGTCCTCAGTTCTATCAGATTGTTGTTCAATTCTTAATATATCATCTCTCAACCCGTTTTTAATATCTCTGGTATATTCTACAGTTTCATCTATCTTTGCTTCCATAACTTTCATTTTATTTTCAAATGCTCCAACATCTAAGTTGGCTATGGAATCAATCTTTTGGTACATAACAAAGCCTGCATACAACATACCAATCACAGAACCTAAAAGAGCCACGGCTGCACCTATTGTTGTAGGTGTCATAGAGATACCGAATAGTTTAAATTTTTTATCTTTTAAACTTTCGATTTCATCTAGTTTTTTACCTAAATCGGCCATTTTTTTCTCCTATTTCTTGTTGTATTGTTCTTCTACCATTTTATCCCATAATAATTGTTGCGCCAAACCATTTCGTAAACCAAATTTTGAATTTGGTATTTTAGTATCTGGCAGTTGAGTATCTGCATAAAAATCAATTTGGTTCATTTGAACATTTTGATATGCTGAAAAATCAGGATTAAATCCTATCATTTTCAATACTTGCAACTGTACTGCCTGTTGTGCTTCGAAAGTAGCAGCTTCTGACATTTTTTCTGCTAATTCTATTGCTTTCTTTTTAGCAATCTCTTTAACTTTTTCTCTTTTAGACTTTTGTTTTTCTGCATCAGATTTACCTGAAGTCTTTTTTTCTACTTCTTCTTCTTTGTCAGCATCATTATTAGTTTCATTCGCTTCTTCGCTGCTTTCTTCATTTTGTGCTGTGTCAAGTTCTTCAGAATTTTCATCTGTAGTTTCTGTATCTTCTCTCGTATCACTTTCAATTTCCTCGTCTGTAATCTCTAACTCAGCCATTAAAGTTTCTTCTTCTACTGGCTCATCTACATCTACTGCAACATCTATGTTAACATCTTCCGTAGTGTCTGGCATCTCTGGAATGACTTCAGGAATGGTTATTTCAACTGTATCTGTACTTGCACCATCTCTTAATATCTGGTCAACAAATGCGTCACCAGTGACTTCTACATTTGTAATACTTTCAACGGGGTCAGACACTAATAAATCATCACTGTCAATACCACCTGCATTTGCTGTTGTAGTATCTGTTTCATCTTCAACACCAGCGGCCTCATTTGCCTGTTGTTCT